CCAAAAGATAGCTGACGGCGTGGCGGCTTTTGAAAACGCCAAGCTAGAGCAGATCGCGGAGCGCATAAACGAATACGTAAGGAGCCTTTGCGATGAAAAGGGGCTAAATTTCGAGCGTATAAATGTAAGCGATCTAATCAAATTAAGTGCGGTAACTACTGCGGGCTCTCTTGCTAAACCTACAAAGGAAGCTATCGAGGGCAAAATTGCCGCTTTGCAAAACGAAATTTTGCAAGCCAAGCTAGCCGAGCAAGAAAAGCAAAGGCGCGATGCGGAGATAGCAGAGCGCGCAAGAAAAGAAGCGGAGGAGAGAGCCGCGCGAGAAAAAGCCGAGCTGGAGGCGCAAGCAAAGGCTAGAGAGGCTGAAATTTTAGCGCGAGCCGAAAGAGAGAAGCAAGAAGCCGCGCAAAGAGCGGAGCGCGAAAAACAAGAGGCGGTCGAGCAAGCCGCGCGCGAAGCGGCGCAACGCGCAAAAATGGAGCTTCCACCCGATAACAAAGGGGCTTTTTATGGGGCACAGCGCGAAATTTTGCAAAAGCCGCGCGACGCAGGAGATGGCAAAGTTATCTATACGATCCGCGCCGAGTTTGAAGTAAAAGCTGCCGCAAATGCTCCGCACGAAAAACTAGCAGCAAAAATCAAAGATATGTTAGCTACGGCGGGCATAACAAACCTAAGCAAAATCGAGGTGTTAAATGCTTGAAGTTGATTTAGACGAGCTTAGGGATTTTAAATACCCCCTTAACACGATGATAAAAGGACTGTCAAATAAAGATTATCACGAGGCGGGCGGGCTAAGCTCGACCCGTTTCGATTTGATAAGAAAAAGCGTGAGAGCCTTTAAATTTCGGCATAAATTCGATTTTTGGAAGCCTTGTTTCGACGAGGGCACGCTTTGCCACGACTACATCTTAACCCCTGAAAATATCGAAAAAACCTACATCGAAAGCCCAACGGTAGGGCTTGACACAAAAAAGGCTGAGGCGTTACGAGAAGCCAATCTAGACAAGATAGTAGTCGGCAAAGGTATGCTAGAGCATTACCTAGAAATTTCCAAGATTGTTAACGACTTTGTGCCGTTTTTGGAGTATGCCGACAAAGAAGTAAGCTTTTTCTATTATCACAAAGACGCTGATTTACTTTTGCAGGCGCGGCCTGATATTTACATCCGTAAAATGGGACTACTTTATGATTTAAAAAGTACTAAGGCGAACAACAAAGACGAGTTCGAGAAGCTGATAGAGCCGTATAATTACGACTTATCGCTAGCTTATTATACCGATGTTTTAAATCTTTGCGGATATAAAACTTCGCTCAAATACACGGGGTGGCTTTGCGTACCTAAATCTGCGCCGCATATCCCGTTTTTAGTGCGGGCAAGCGAGGAGTTGCTAGAAAAAGGGCGCAGTAAATACCAAGAGCTTTTAACGCGGTATATGGACTACATCGCCGCCGAAAAAGAATACGGCGAGGAGAATATGGAGCTTATTTATTCCGACATCGCCAAAGATGAGGCGCACAGCTACGAATACCGCAAAGAAAACTACGTAAATGCGGCATAAATTTAAAGGATGAAAAAAAATGAAAGTAAAAGCAAGTTTTAGAGGCATTGAGATAGAAACAGACGTTGAGCCCGTGAATGATGGCTACTTTAATTTAGATTTTGACGGCGCGTATCTAATGGAGATTTTTTACGACGGTAAAGAATTTGCGCCTACGGGAAGAATAATGGACGGATGGGGGAATAGTGGCGCGCCTTTTATAGATAGCGAGGTAAAAATTGAAAGGATAGACAAATGAACCAAGTAACAACGCAAAACGCCCCACAGGAGTGGCTAAGCGACGAGAATAAAAGGATTATAAGAAAACAATTTTTCCCGCCGAATGCGACGGATAGCGATATGCAATACTGCATAGCGGTAGCCAAAAGTTTTAATTTGAACCCGATCCTAAAACAGATATTTTTCGTCGAGCGAAAAGCCAAAATAAATGGGGAGTGGCACTCTAAAATCGAACCGCTCGCGGGGCGCGATAGTTTTTTAACCCTAGCGCATAGAAGCGGCAAGTTTGCCGGCATTAAGAGTGACTGCTTTTTAAAAGACAAGCCCGTTTTCATAAATGGGGAGTGGCAGAACAAAAAAGAGCTAGTAGCTATCGCGCAGGTCTATAAGAAAGGACACGAGACCCCTTTTGAAGCAGAGGTTAGATATGACGAATATGTCCAGAGGACAAACGACGGAAGAATAACTAAATTTTGGGCGGAAAAGCCCGAAACGATGCTAAAAAAAGTAGCCGAAAGCCAAGCTTTGCGTAAGGCTTTTGATATTTCGGGGCTCTATTCTATTGACGAAAACGAGGATGATAATGAGCCGATCAAAGAGGGGCAAACCAAAATCACAAAGCAACCGCAAAATTTAAATGAATTTCTAGCCAAAGCCGCGCAGAAAAAGGCAGAGCCCGCAGAGGAGATCATCGAAGCCGCGCCGCTAGAGATTGACGTAGGCGAAGAAGTGCTGCTGCTTGACGCTCTACAAAACGAGCTAGTGGCAAGAGGCGTGGATGAAATCGAGGCGGAAAAGCGGATGGAGAGGATGAACCCGGATGAGGCTAGAGCATATTTAGCCGATCCAAATTCGATTGACGCATTGGCAGAGGAGTTAAGAGATGAATAAAGTCATTTTAATCGGAAATTTAACGCGCGATATCGAGCTAAGATACACACAGAGCGGCTATTGCATCGGAAACGCGGGTATCGCCGTAACGAGAAAATTTAAGAACGCGCAAGGACAAACCGCGGAGGAAACCTGCTTCATCGACCTGAAGTTTTTCGGGCGCACGGCGGAGGTCGCGAACCAATACCTCCGCAAAGGCTCAAAGCTCGCCGTTGAGGGGCGGCTCAAGCTGGAGCAATGGCAGGATCAAAGCGGACAAAACCGCAGCAAGCACGTAGTAGAGGTAGAGAGCCTAGAGATGCTAGGCAGCAATCAGGGCGGCCAGAATAACCAAAGCGGCAGCACGCAAAACTACGCTCAAAACGGCGGAACGCAAAGCAGGGCGGGAAAGTCCGCTGCCGATAAATATGATGATGGCAACGACACGATCCCGTTTTAAGGAGGGGGCGATGGATGACGCAGAATGGCTAAACGAACACGGCGACTTCGATGAGTGGCGCGCCGCAGCAGAGGCGCAATGGTGGGAGGATTACGGGGCAGACGCGGCATATGACAGAGAGATAGACGATGCGGAATATTTCGGAGAGAGCCATATGTGGATGAATGCTAGAGAATTTGCAAAGCGCGAGGGCGCGCCGACGATACACTGGATAGATAATCAAAACGACGTAGTAAGAAAAACAAGGAATAAAAAATGAGCTATAAAACAGAGTTGCAAGAGCTTCAAAGGGAGCTTGCGGAGATCAAGGCTAAGAAAAAACAAGCGCAAAAGGCGTTTTTTAAAATTGCTGGAGAGCGGATACAAGACGACTTCCCTTTTCATAGCCTGCACGAAAATATTTTTGAGAGCCTGACGCTTTCTTTTTCGACAAATGGGAAATTTAAAGCGTCCAAGACCACCGCCCGCAATGTTTGGTTTTTGGACGATGTGACTTTTTACTTTTATCACGAAAAGGGGCAAACCGAAAAGGTCGAAAGAGCAAAGCAAATCATAGAAAAATTATATGAAGGAGTATCCGATGAGAGAGATTAAATTTAGAGCGTGGGATGTTCTAAATAATAAAATGCTTAATTGGGGCGATATTTTTCACTTACCGGCCTGGGAAATTTTCCCCGGAACTCCGGAACAAAGGCCCTTTAACATTATGCAATATACCGGGCTGCAAGACCGAAATGGTCGCGAAATTTATGAGGGGGATATTATTGAATTTTTAGAAAACGAGAGCGGAGAAACTTGGACAGCTAAAATAGTATTTGAAAATTTAGCATTTAAGGCGCTTGACGTAGAGGATGGGGGTTATGAATATGATTTTGATGATTTAACGGAAATCGAAGTCATCGGCAACATCTATGAGAACCCAGAAATTTTAAAGGATAGGCGATGACAGAGTTAAAATTCAAGGCGTTTTTTAAGGTTGATGGACGAATTTACGAGGCGCTAAGTATCGACTTCGCAAACAAAGAAGTGACGCTTTGGGATAAAGAAACGGCTGTAAATTTTGAGGCGAGTTTCGACGAAATCGAGCTAATACAATATACAGGTGTAAATGACAAAAACGGCAAAGAAATTTATACGGGCTTTCTCGTTAAATGGGGATTGCGCACCTATAAAATTTGCTTTGATTGTGGATTCTATATGCACGACCTAAGCAGGATAAACCCGGAGTATTCAATTACAAAGGAATTCAAAGAAGCTCCAGAAGAGTTTGAGATCGTCGGGAACATCTACGAAAACCCAGAAATTTTAAAGGACAGACGATGGGGCAGAGGCTAGTAGTTCAAATCAAAAGAAATAATGAAACTGTGTCAAACTGCTATTATCACTGGGAGGGGTTTTTAAACCAAGCCTTGCCTTTGGTGCTACAAACATTGGAGGCGATTACGCGACTAACCAATCCTAATTTGGGTAAAGCCGAAAAGATTGAGCCTTACGCCCATTTCTTAAAAGTGCTAAAACGGAAAGACGGCGGAGATTTTGACCCTCAAATTTTGATTGACGACGATGAAATAAAATTTGATCCCGTCGAAGATTTTAAGCCATGGATCTATTTTATCGCACACCTATCAACCGGAGCTACTATAAGAGAAGACGCGGCAAAAGAAGGTATGCCGTTTACTCCTCAAGCGGATAGAAATAAAGGGCTGATCGAACTAAAATACAAAGATATCGCGAAATCGGCATGGTGGGCGGAGCAGCTGGTAGATATACATATAAATTCGATTGAGCCTGAAATTCACATAGATTTATCATCCTTATTTCGCAAAGCAGATTGGGAGGATTATGACAGATATCCGCAGGAAGAGATTGACTTTGTGAAACAAAACCTGATAACCCTGCCCGAGCACATAAATTTAAGCTATGTGAGGTTGCGAGAGCTAAATGAAATAATTAGAGTCACAAATAAAATTTTAAATGAGCAAGAGATTCCCGTGTTCAAATATGGGCATATTTTGGTAGTCCCCGCAGCGTATAAATGAAAGGATACAAAATGACAACGAAAGAAAAGATAGAGGTTATGCAAGCCTATGAGAGAGGAGAGAAGATCGAGAGGCGTTCGGCTAATTGCGAAGAAAAATGGACTTTTGTAATCTTCCCGATTTGGAATTGGGATAAATTCGAATACCGCATCAGGCCTAAAGAGAAAAGGAGTCCGAAATTTAAAATAGGCGACGTGCTCGTCCATTTGGAAAAGAAGGGACAACCTCTTTATCGGGGAGATATTTATCGCGTAGTTTCGATAGGCGAGAAATATACGGCAGAAGAAGAAGGGTATCAATGCAAAGGGGCATACGAACATTTCGAGAAAATTTTCGTCAAAGCCGATGACATCCTTTGGTTTTGGGAGTATCAAGACGTAGATGGCGAGTGGAAAATGACAAACGCTAGATACACAAAAAGCGACCTTGGCAAAGAAGTGCTCGGTCCCAATGAAAGAGAAACGGCCATCCCTCTTTACGCGCTCGGATTTAGATTGCCGGAAAAAATAGGAGATTGAGATGTTTATGCTGACTTATATTAAAGCGTGGGGTATTCTTATGACGCCGATACTTTCTATTTGGCTTATCGCGTGGTCGCTCATTAAGGTTCATTTTTCAAAATGGGGTACCGTTATGCACGATTATGTGTTGCCCGAAAAAAACTATAACATCATAATGCCGATCTATGGCGTATTGACCGCGCTTCTTGTCATCGAGGTGTCGGTTTGGTGCTGGTATATAGCAGGCGATGTTTTAAATTTCTTTAGCGGTCTGAAAGGAGAATAGAATGCTAAATTTCATATTCTGGGGCGTAACGCTGAATTGCTACGCGTTTACGATGTATGCTCTTGCATTATACTCTCTATCCCCCTATGAACTACAAATAAAAAGCAAGATAAAGCCGCTGTCTTTGGCGGGTGGTATATTTACACCATACGCTATGTTTATCATCATCATAATTGTTTTTGTGCTGATAGTATATTGTCGGTTCGATGTCAATAAAATGGATATGATAATACAAAAAATGAAGGATATAAAATGAGTAGTCCCGACCGAGAAAAAGAGCGCGAGATGCTAGCCAAAATAGACGATTTCGCGCAGAAGCATAATGAAAAAGGCGCGCTCGTAGAAAAAATTCATAAAAGGCTGTTTAAGCTGAATGTAAAGCAACTCAAAGAAATTTTAAAAAGGATTGACGATGACTACTGAAAATCAAAGACCAAAAGAAGTATCGGCCGCGCTCGGACGTTTTGAAAACGGCGGCATCGTAGCAGGGGTCGGCGCCGAAAATCAAAGGCTGCTGACGCAAAAAGAGGCATCGGTTATGCTAGGATATTCACAAAACAGCAATATTTTGGCTCAAATGCGAATGCCGAAAAATAAGGGCAAATGGGAGTTTACCCCGCGCTTCATCATTTTTAATGGGGAAATTCGCTACCCCCTTGATTGGCTCAACGAGGATATACGCAAGCTAAAAGAGGGGTGCTAGCCCCTCTAAATAATCCGCCCACCACTGCAATACCCGCAAATGCTCCCGCGAGTTGAAGTCCCTGAAATAAGCTTTATCCACCTCGTTACCGGGCGTATGCAGCAGCACTTCATCAATGATACGCTTTTCAAACATAGCTCGCTCGCCGTCGGTTGCCCGAATAGCAAAGGTTGCAAACATCGAGCGAAAGCCGTGTGCGTGCAGATCGGCTATACCCAAGCGCTTCAGCGTTTTTAATAACGTGCCGTCCGAGATAGCCCAGCCGCTAAGCTTAGAATAGGTGCTCGATTTGAAAACTATCCCCTCCGTGCTTACTTCTTTTTGGCGCTCTAAAATTTGCTTTGCCTGCCTCGGTAGCGGCAGGCGCGCATTTACTCCCGTTTTATTATCCGCCTCTCTAAAATACACAAAATCCCCATCTATTCTATCCCAACAAAGCTCCCTGATTTGATGCGGGCGCTGCGCCATAATCAGATTGAAAAAGAAAAGATTTTTAATCGTTTGATCTATAAGGGCGTCTCTGACCGCCTCTATAATCTCTTTTAGCCGCTTTGGATCTGTCACCGCCTTTCTGTGCTCTACTTTTTTTTTAGGATAAATTTCGCTCATATCATCGATGATCTCATAAATAAACGATATATCGCCTGCCGCGTTTTGGGCGCGAGCAAATTTAAGTACGTCGCGCAGGATTGGGATTATCTTTTTGGCGCTCGCGAAATTCACTCCCTTGGTCGCCGCGATCACCTCTTTCGTGCCGATCTCATCTATCGGCATATTACCTAGAGGTTGCAGCAGATGTTTATTTACGCGATTTACCATCTTACGGCGAGATTGCCTTATTTTCTCGCTATCTTCGGGCGGAATTTTAATATCCAGCCACGAATAGAAAACATCCTTTAGCTTCTGTCTTTCTAAAGCGTCGCTCACGCCCGATTTACGCAAGTTCATTGCTTTTTCTCTGGCTTCTGCGAGACTTATATCATCGAAACCTCCTAGCGTCGTGTAGCCTCTTTTTGTGCGTAGCTTGTAATATCTGCTGCCATTTGCGAAACACACCAGATACAGCGCGCACGTGCTATCGATAGAATACGCCTTGAGTTTGCCGTTGCCCTCAAATTTTAGTTTCTTGACCTGCGTCGCGGTTAAAATTTTAGCCATTTTATACCCTTGTTATACAGAAAGTTATACATTTTTTGCATAAATAATTATAAACCGATATAAATTAATATAAATTGAAAATAGCTTTAAAACGCCTTAGTGTCGATGGTTTGTAAATAGTTATACATTGAAATAAATAGATGTAAAAATGAGTAATGGTGTCCCGTGTAGGATTCATAAATTGCTACTAAATCACATTATATCAGTAATTACTAAAACTAAGTTATACATTTAATTATACAAAGTTTATAATCAATAAAAAGATAAGCGAAAATGAAGGGGTGCTTTGGCGAATTTGCAAAGGTTTCGCCGATAAATTTTAAAAAAAGATTTTTTCAGCTCTTTTTTGTGTCTTATTAATCTTTTTTAAGTATAATTTAAGTAAATACGATGTATAATTCACCCAAAAAAATCAAAGGGCGGTAGCCCAAAAGGAGAAAAAGATGAAACTAGTTGCAAGAGAAAATCTCGAAAGATTTTCCCCAGACGTGAAAAAAGAGTGGGTAAAGTTGGAAGATTGCTATGCAATCTATTTTGAAAAGTTGGATCAGCCTCTTGTTGAGCTTCCCAATCCAAGTATCTTGGCTAGAGATACTCTAAAGGAGATAAAGCGTGATTATCCTAATAGCGGAGTATTTTCTGCTGAGCCAAACGAGGCAAAAGAAAAAAGATTTTTTCTTTTTTATCCTCTAAAAAGAAAAACAGAGGATTATAAAAAATCCGTGGATTATAATAGTGAGGCAGTTATCTATGCCCTAGACAACTTCGGTTGGGGCAGCATTGATGAGATTAAGAGGTGGTTTTATCGCGAGGATTATCTCGATGTAGAGCCTACCGAAAAGCCTACTACCCGTAATTTAAGCGATACCGAATGGAAACATATCGTAGCAAAATGCGATCTAAGTAATTCAAAGCTCAAAAACAGAGCTGGTTTCGCGGTCATAAACGGCAAAGAATACCTTTTGCAAATCGTTTGCGATAGTGAGCCCGAGGGCGACGAGGGTAAAGAAAAAGTGTATATTTATGAGCTCGAGCCATTTTTGTCGAGCAATAAAATGGTTGAGTATTGATATGACCCTCAAAGAAGTTTCGCAGCTTACGGGTATCCCATACGATACCCTAAGAGGTTGGAGTATGAAAAAAGGCGATTACCGCAAAAATTTAGCTAAATTTTTAAAAGATGCGGATCGTTCGGCGTTGATAAAATATTTTGGCTATAAAGAAAAGGATAAGGAGGAAACCAAACAATGAGCGATATCATCAGACCTCAAACCCCCGTTACTGAAACAATAGCCAAAATACAAATTGACGGTGATATTTTGCGAGTTATTTTCCCCGAAAAAATTGAGAAATTTAGACAAATCCTAAAAAGCAAAGATTTCCAATGGGGCGGCGCTTCTTGGTATAGAGAAATCGGGATGAAAGCAGGCAAAATAGAGGATAGAGCGGCTGAAATAGGTAATTTATTGCTAAACGAGGGCTTTATAGTGCAGATTCCAGACGAAACGATAAGAAATAACGCCATAAATGCCGTATATGAGGACGAAAAGACGCGGTGGATAACAATATACAAAGACAATTCCTACGCCGATTACGTCGTCATTTCGTGGAGATATGGCGACGATCTATACTACAAGGCGCAAAAACTGCCCGCATCCAAATACCGCAACGGAAACATAATCGTAAGGAAAGAGCAATATGAGGCAATACTTGATTTTGCTAAAATGTATAATGTGGCGATAAGCGAAAGGGCCATGCAAAGACTGGAGCTCGCAAAACAAGAGAAACTGGCAGCGCTGATACCTACGGCAATCAAGAAAAAAACAAAGGTGCAACCGCAACACAAAGAAGGGGTAGACGGAATAGACCCGTCTTTGCTGGACGACTAATGAAACCTTTTGCCCTAAAAACTGCCCTATACAAGCATCAGCAGCGAGCTTTCAATAAACTTTCCAAGCTGAAAGTAGGCGCGCTATTTATGGAAATGGGCACCGGCAAGACTAGGACGGCGATAGAGCTTGCAAAATTTAGGGCGGGTAAAATCGACAAGGTGATATGGTGCTGCCCAGTGTCGGTGAAAGAAACTATTAGACAGGAAATTTTAAAACATACTGATTGCGGGAAAAATGACATTTACGTTTTCGACTCGAAAACTACTGATATAAATATCCCAAATGCGGGCTGGATAGTCGTAGGAATAGAAAGCATAGGACAAAGCGACCGAGTGACTGTCGCGCTGAATAATATCATCACGGATCAAACTATGCTGGTCGTGGACGAGTCAAGTTTCATAAAAGGCTATCGCTCAAAACGGGCGCAGAGGCTCACAATCATAGGGGAGCGCGCGAGATATAGGCTAATTCTGACAGGAACGCCGCTATCGCAGGGTATAGTCGATTTATATTCGCAAATGAAATTTCTATCGCCTAAAATTTTAAACTATGCGAGCTTTTATTCATTTGCGACGAACCACCTTGTTTACGACGAAAGATTTAAAAATATGGTTGTGGACGTCTTAAATGAGGAATATATTGCAAAAAAGATAAACCCCTATGTGTATCAGGTCACAAAAGAGGAGTGCCTAAATTTGCCCGAAAAGCTTTATGATACTTGGTATTTTGAGATGGATAGTAGTCAAAGAATGGACTATGAATACGAAAAACAAGAATTCATAGAAAATATCACGCAAGAAAATATCAATATCGGCGAGGTATTCACTTTGTTTCTACATCTACAGCAGATCGTATCAGGTTTTCGAAACAAAATTAAATATAATTCTAGGCGTGAGGAAACGATGCTTAACGTTATTGATACTTTTGATCCCGATGAAAAAGTTATAATCTGGGCGAAATACAAAGAGGACATGAGGGCTATTACTTCGGCGCTTAACGGAGTGGGCAAATTTGAAATATTTACGGGCGAGACGAAACAATCAAAACGTCAAAAAATTATCGACGGCTTTCAAAACGGCGATATTAGATTTTTGGTATCTACGCCGTCCGCAGGAGGGTTTGGTATTACGCTTACGGCGGCTAGCAAGGTAATTTTCTATAATAATAGTTTCAAATATTCGGAAAGAATACAAGCGGAGGACAGATGCCACAGAATAGGACAAGAAAAGAAAGTGACCTACATTGATATTATATGTTCGGACAGTATAGACAGCAAAATTTACCGCTCCTTGATGGATAAAGAGGACGTGGTGGAAGCCTTTAAGAAAGAGGTAGAAAAAATAAAGGACGGAAATGAAAAAGATATACGAAAATCGCTCGGTCTATGAGGCCACGCAAGAAAGATTAAAATTTATCTTTGACGAATTCGAAAACGTATATGTATCGTTTTCGGGCGGTAAAGATAGTGGACTAATCTTAAATTTGTGCATTGACTATATCAGAAAGCATAATTTGAGTAGAAAAATAGGCGTATTACATCAGGATTTCGAGGCGCAATATACACACACTACAAACTTTGTGACAAAAATGATGACTTCAAATTTGGACGTGATCGAGCCTTTTTGGGTGTGTATGCCATATCTCGCCAAGACCGCAACCAGTATGTATGAGCAATATTGGCGTCCTTGGGATAGCGCGAAAAAAGATATTTGGGTGAGGAAAATGCCCAAATATAAAGGAGTGATAAATATCGAAAATCATAAATTCGATTTTTGGAGCGACACGCTAACCCAAGACGAATTCTATGATAAATTTGCAGTATGGTATCACCAAAATATCTCAAAAAAAGGAAAGACGATATGCCTAGTCGGCATCAGAACAGATGAATCTTTGAATAGGTGGCGAGCCATCACATCAGAGAAAAAATCGTATAAAGATACGATTTTCACAACTCAAATAGCGAGGGATGTTTATACGGGCTATCCGATATACGATTGGAGCGTGGAGGATATTTGGACGGCTCACGCTAAATTTGACTTTCCATACAATGAGATATACGATACTTTTTATGCGGCGGGGCTCACGGTGCATCAAATGAGAGTAGCCAGCCCATTCAATGATTGGGCTATCGGATCGCTGAACCTATATCGGACGCTAGAACCTGAAATATGGGGTTCTATGGTAGGACGCGTAAACGGGGCGAACTTCTGCGCAATATACGGCGGCACGAAAGCCGTTGCGTGGAAAAATATACAGAAGCCGAAAAACCATACGTGGAAAAGCTATGTTGAATTCCTATTGCAGACGCTGCCCGAAGAAACAAGAAAAACATACGAGCAAAAATTTAGCACGAGCGTCAAATTCTGGAAAGAAACGGGCGGCGTGCTCTCAAAAGAAACCATTGCCGAATTAGACGATCAGCATATCATCTACAAAACAAACGGGAGATCAAACTACAAAACTACGAAAGAAAGGGTATTATTTGATGAATATCCCGACGAGGCAGACGTAAAAGAGGTGCATTTGGTGCCAAGCTATAAGCGTATGGCAATATGTATCCTTAAAAACGACCATTTGTGCAAGTATATGGGCTTTTCGCAGACAAAAGCAGAGCGCGAAAAGCGAGAAGCTGCAATTCAAAAATATAAGGAGTTATGAGATGTTTAAAAGTCCAGCGTATAACATAATCAGGGTGCCTATTGAAAAAATTCAGGCGAATACGTATAACCCAAATCACGTTGCGCCGCCAGAAATGAAATTGCTTGAAAAAAGCATATTGGAGGACGGGTATACAATGCCGATAGTTTGCTACTATCTTAAGGATGAGGATAAATACGAGATTGTGGACGGGTTTCATAGATATACTACAATGCTAAGAAACAAAGAGATAAGGGATCGCGAGGGCGGTTGTTTGCCGGTATCCGTAATTGACAAACCCTTAGAAAATCGTATGGCCTCAACTATCAGACATAATAGGGCGAGAGGATCGCACTCGATAGACCTTATGCAAAACATAGTAAAAGAGCTTGTAGAATCAGGGCTTGGCGATGTTTGGATTATGAAAAATATTGGTATGGACGCCGACGAGCTTTTGAGACTAAAGCAGCTTACGGGGCTTAAAGAGCTTTTTAAGGATAGGGCTTTTTCTAGCAGTTGGGTTGTTTAATATCCCTTAGCCATATAATTAAATTTCCGCTCTACGTCCGCGCCGCCGTTGATAATTCTTATATTAAATCCATCTGCAGTTTGATTGCTTAGCACGGCATCGTCTCCCGCTTGCGCGTCCACTATTGTGATCTGCACTTCGGGCGCGTCGCTAAATTTCTCTTTATATCTTACGCTAATTTCGCCCTTCGCGCTATTGGCTTCGCCGCTTTCAAAAATGTCGGGCACATCCACCATTACCGACCACTTACTAACTAGCGGCGTTATGCCCGCGGCTTTCGAAATAAGCTTCAGTCTAAATTTAAAGACCTTGCCGAAATAATCGCCCTCTTTAAAATTCTTAAATTCGCCGAAATTCGCGCCGTCCGTGCTTAATGAAATTTGAGGCACGACCTCGAACGCGGTGCTGTCCGTGCCGTCAATGTTGGCAATTAAATCCACGTTTTCGAACAGATCGAAATTCGTGTTAATCTGATAGCCTACCGCCTCGCAATTCATAATAACGGAGCATATTTTAGCTTTGCTTAGGTTGATTCGCCGCTCGCTCTCAAAGTATCCGACGGAACTTAAAAGTCGTTTAGGGCTTTTAAAACCTGCGTCGATATTATCCCATTTATCGACGTTTGGGATGTCATCGAAGCTAAAAAGCAGCGGGGCGTCCGTTATTAAAGAAAGCGCTGTGCCTAAGCCCTGCGTGTCCGTAAATCTGCCTTTCCACGCGGGGTGAGTAATTTTTGCAATTACATTTTTAGGCAAAAAGTCCTCGTCTATGATTAGCGTTGCGGCGTTTGCACTTTCTACGCGTAGCCCATAGGCATTGATATAAAAAGCCTTTATCTTATATTCACCAGTACCGCCCACTTCCGCGCTAAACTCTTGCGTGGTCGCGACAACCATCGCCGTTTGCCACAAATTGCCTTTTCGCACCTCATAATAAAGGTTTTCTATCTTAACTTCTTCCCAAAAAAATAAGCTTTTATTGTTTCTATAAATCGTGCTAAAATTTTCTACGCTCGGCAGCGGCGCGACGCTTAGGCTCGCAGAAACCGCCTCGCTTCTTATCCCGCTAGTATCTACCGCAAACACCTTTATCTCACAATTTAGTTTTGTTTTAGGTAGCGCATAGCCTAGCGCTTGCGTCCTTGCCGCAAAGGCATTATTTTCATAAATCTCAAAATGGCTAAAGTCTATCGGCACGCCCGGATAATCCCAGCCTAAACTCCAAAAATCGCGGAATTCAGACGCTCTTAAATTTTCTATTTTAGGCGGCGGAGCTAGCTTGCCGATCGCCGCATATTCTGCCTCTATTCTATTGCCCGCACTATCGCTTACAGCGATAACGTATGTCTCGCCGTCTACGGCTTCAAACGAGAAGCTGCTGTCGTAAATTTTAGTGCTGGTAAAATCCGTATCGCTTTTTTTCTTATACGAAAAAATATAAGATAGGCTTGCGCCGCTCCAAGTCGCGCTTATCATCGTATGGATAACCCTGCTGCCGTCTAAATAGATATAATCGCTTGCGCGCAAATCCGAAAGCCCTAAAGACGATGTGTCGGGTACGTAAATTTCGCCCGCGCTATTATAAATACTTTCATTATATTCGATCGCCGTTATCTGCCTCGTTAGCTCGCCGCCCGTAGCAATTTTTAGCACGCGATATAGCTTGCTCGTCTTATTAATCTCACCGAAAGCGTAATTATCATATTTTTTAAATGCTTTGCCGCCTAAGCTTAGACTTATTTTGTTTTTATCCGCACCCAGAACTTCAAATTCGCTTATCTCGTTAATATCATTTCGCACTTGAATTACATATTTTTTGCCCGCCTGCATTTCTACTTCGCGATCGAGAATTAAGGCGTCGCTGCTATCCTCTGCAAGCCTGCCCGAAAAGCCGTATTGAGGTGTATCGTGGCTTACCTTGATTATATCGCCGTAACGGCACACTAGGCTATCCTTATCAGCTTCGAATTCTATCGTTTCGGTTAGGTATCGGTTGCAATTTAGCTGGAACCTCCCATAATCTCTCGCCTGCCATTCCTCTGTGCAGCCGGGCAAGGTTACGCTCGTTTTATTGACAAGCCGCCTGCTTTGCAGCTCCTCATTTGAAACCGATATAACACTAGGCTCATAATCTTTATTTCTATCGTAATAGGTAATTTCTAAGAAATTTGCGCGATCCACAAGAGGGAGGAAATTTTGCTTGAATGTGCCGCTTAAAATGTTTCCCATTGTAAAAAGAAAACTCTGCGTAGGGTATAGCGCGGCTCTTTCAATTACTACATCAAATTTTGAGCCTGCTTGAATAATTGACGCCCGCCCTAAAAGAGAGACGCTATCTAGCGCTTGTCTTACGCTTTGTTCGCTATCGAAAACGATATTACAAACATACCCCCAAGCCTTGCAAAACTTTCCCCATTCATCAAAACTAGGCATTATCTTTTCTTTATCTACCCCACTATCAAGCAGGATTTGCTTGCAAACCTCGGCGGGGTTATTAGTGTTTGCGGACACTACCGCCGAAATTCTAGGCGCATTGCCGCTTAATTGGTCTGTCGCCAAAGCTCTGACGGCCAAAAGCGCGGTATGCGGATAGAGAAAATCGTCGCTTATGCTTTCTTGCAGATACTCAAAAAAACACGCCGAGCCGTAGCGGCTAGAAGTTTGCGGCGCAGCATAATACCTTGCTCTTACGTAATATTTAGCTGCAGGCAGGTTATTTACCTCATATGTTCGCCTGATTGCGGACGTATTCGCCCCTGAAATTTCAATATACGGCGCGCTATACACGGGTTTTGCATAATGATCCCAGACGTATTTTTCCAAATCGGTTTTTTTGCGGAAGCTCCTTTCTTTGCCGTTATAAGGGTCGGTAAATATCCAATATAAACGGGTGTGCTCGCCGCCTAAATTCTCTTTGCGTATGTAGTCGTTTATGTTAAAATCTAATTGATATGATACTTTTCTATCGCCTAGAGCAGTCCAATTCGCGCCGTCTCTCGAGTATTCTATCTGCACGCTTATCGAATATTCGTCTAACCCGCCGCGGTCGTTAGCATAGAAAATTCCACTTGGCATTGCTAGGGTTATTTTTATCCCGGTTGCGGCGTTTCCGTCGGTTTCTGAAAGCGAATAGCTCATATCGGGATTTAGCTTTTTGCCTACGTATTTATTGGTGCGCGTATCGTTAAACGCGTCAATTATCGCTTGATCGTCATAACCGTATCTTATCTCATGCGTTACTCCCGCGAAATTTCCTATCGGCTCATCGTTGATTTTAACGTCCCAAATGTCGTTAATCCAGCCGTCGTTTAGGGCATACAGCCCATTAAAATACTGCTTATCGTCTTTTACGTCGATGTAAGAGCCAATCATCGGCGGGGTGATTTTATGCGCGCCGTAAATTTTAGGCACTACGGCACCTTGCGTCGCCTGATTTGTGGGCGTATTCCAGCCGTAGGTATTGGAACGCTCATACGTTTGGCTATCGAAGCCGCCTAGCTTAGGATTTGCCGCGGGCATCACGGCGTTTATCAGTAGTCCGCCTGCAACCATTATCGTTCCTGCGATGATGGCAGAGCCCGCAGTCGCGCTTACGCCTAATATGCCGCCGAGTGCCTCTCCGTATGCTGCGCCCGCATAGGGGGCTACTATTGCCACGGCAATCATTGCGACTAAGCCCAAAATCTGCTTACCGCCTCCACCGCCGCCTTTAGGCACTACGGCGATATTTACCACGTCGCCTGCTTCTACCTCGAAAAAGCCCTCCATGATCTCGCTGTTTTTAGAGATCACAAGGTCGTAAATTTCATTGTCGTATTTCAAATCTCTTAAAATTTCGTCGATATTTTTATAATCGCATTTAGTTTCTATCGTCCTTGCTAGCGGGTTTAGCACGTTGTGATAAGTAATGATTTTATTCGTAGTCATAATACCCCTCCACTAGCTTTTCATAATTCTTAAGCGGCTCTATAATAGCCCCGGTTTGCGCCGTCGTATGGACAATATGATTTTCGTCTATCATATACCCGAAGTGGGTTACGATCTTTGGATGCGTCGTGTCGTATCGCAAAGCCACGCAGACGCCGCTTTTTTTCTCCGTGCGGCGCCAGTGCTTTGAAATTTCATCAAGAAATTCAGCAAATACCGCTTTTGCCCTATCGTGCGGCGCTCTTGCGGGAGGAATTATTATGTCTCGCTCTATCTCGTAGCACTTCCTCACCAGTGCAAAACAATCCATCTGTGAAAATGGCGTGCCGATTAGATCGCGTATCATTGTTTATATCCTCCCGCAATTCCTAAAAAGCCGCCGAAACGCTCGGAATTTCCTTTGGCTCTGCAATCGGCTAGGGTCTTTTTGCATTTTCCGTCCGCGCCTTTATAGCCGCATTGTGCGCTTTTAAACTCAAACATACAATAATCCTTATACATCTTTCTGGGCGGATAGCTCATATTAAAAAGGCTATTGGTGCCTAGCGTAAAGCTTACGTAGGAGCTATCGCTTGAAAACTCCGTAAGTTCAAAATTTTCGCTAAAAATTTCCTCGCTTAAATCGTTTGAATTTATGACATAAACGATCGCTTTAATAGCCGAATTGCCTACTCCGTGAGTTTTAAGATAGTTATCATACGCTTGGATATATTGCTGCATCGCGCGACTGGTGTTGTCGATTTGAAGCTGAAACGTAGGCGTCTCGCCCTTAGCCGCCGATAGCTCGCCGATATTAAACGGAAACGCCACGTATTCATTGCCCTTAAACACAATATTTTCGCTATTATTTATCACACGCACCGTCGGGGTGTCGGGGATAAAAATTTCAAGTGCGACGAGCAAGACCCCGCCGTTTGAAATATCGTTCAAATCTTTTATAGTAGATAGTTTCATACTTCCGCCAAATCTATCTTAACGGCGCTATAGCCGCCCTCGTTATCCGTGATTTGCAGCTCGTCCATCGTAAAAACGCAGATTTTTTCCTCATCATACGGATACTTAAATTTAAACTTCTGCCCTTGATTTTCGTTAAAAAAATCCTGTAAAATTTTAAGCTCTCTTTGATCCACGCTTGGGTAATTGAGCGAATACGACGCTTTGGGGCGCGTCCATTTCTTACGGCTAAAGGTATATCCGCTCTCGCTTTGGCTGCGATAGGTAGGGTTTCGTATAGTTCTAGTTGACCCCACGATTATCGGCGGCGTAGCGGGATAGGTATTCATCTAAGCCCCCTTATGTAGTCCTCAACCCTTTTTGGGGTCTGGCGGTATAGCAAGCTTGCCTTTAAATTTCTTGCCGCTTGCGCGTAATTTCCCTCCTCGATGCAGCTTAGGGTGTGGCGGAAGCCCATAAGCCCTGCAAGCCCTAGCTGATACGCCATTTCGATTAGGGTATCTTGCACGCCTTGCGGCTTGCTCTGCAGCCACGGCAAGCACTGAAAGAGCCGTTTTTTGAGTTTGGAGACTTTCAAATTTAAGATTTTTTCCGCTACCTCTTTACTCATAGGTTCCGCCTTGCCATTATTTAGCGCTAGCTCATCAGGGCTTAGCGCCGAGACCAAAAAGCCGTATCCTATCGTAGCCTTTCCGAGGCTGTCTTTGTATATGTGATCCCGAAAGCCCTCGTGAGCTTTGATATTTTCTAGCAGGCTCATATCCCCTCCTCATTCGTGATTTCGATGAATTCTATGTGTTTGCCTATGCAAATTTTAAAAAATAAGTTGTATGTTTGCACCGAGTTCGTAACCCCTGCAGCGTTGTGTCCGTCGCCCAAGAGGATACATCCCGATGTTTCTTGCGGGATATTGCCCGTATGGATCAGAATGTATCTATCTTTCGGCACCAGCTCGTTGTATAGAAGCGGACACATCCGTTTTTGTCTTGAGCTATTGTGCCACTCCATTTGATACCTACCTGCAGGTATGCGTCTATCCTTGCCGCGCTCGGTAGTATCTGCGCCCGCGGGCTCAAGGGTAAAGCATTCAAAAAGCCTTTTCCCGTCGTCCGTGATCGTTAATTTTCCGATCGTGCCGTCGTGAATGTTCTTAAACCTACTTATCTTGATCTTCATAATTGTCTCTTTCCTCAAATTTGTCAAAATATTCATCGTGTCTATTAAGCTTACTATTGATTGCCCGGTCCACGGTCTCTTTGATCCATTCGGTTCCGCGCCAAGCAAGAAATCCACATATTGCGAGTGATGCCCTCGTATCTTTTATAAAGAAATTCGCCATCTCAAAGCCTATCCAGCCCAAAAACATTGACGTTGCAATCCCCACAATGACGCTCGTAGCCTTTTTCTTGCTACCGCTGTCGATATAATCAAGTATGCCGCCGATAAAGCCCACCAAAATGACCCAAAAATAAAACCCCACCTTGTCTAATAGTTCCATTGCTCACTTCTTTTACATCGTAAATAAAAGCATCAGCAAAATCGAAATAACGATCTCTATGATTGCTCTTTTGCTAAGCCAAAATTTCTTAGCTCTTAGGATCATTTCCATCGCTGCACTCCCTTAGTAGTTCCTCGCAGGTCTTGTAGTAGCGCATTAGCACCTTTGCTGCTGCGGGCGTAAAATCATAGCTCGGTTTTTTCGGCATCGCCTTGATACATTTTACGGGGATATAAACTTCTTTATACTCCGTCCTAGTTATGATGTTGGGCTTGCTGCATCCGATCAAAAACAAAGCAAAAGCGCTAACGAGCCATTTCATTTATCAGCTCCTCATAAAATTTCACTTTGTTCTGACACTCGCCGTTGATAGGCTCCTTAATCCTTTCAAATTTAGTTACCACCTTTTGTTCTACCTCTTTGATATTTTTTACTTCCATATTTTTTATCCGCTCATTTTGCAGATCGATTTTGGCGTTGCAAGCGTCCAAATTCGACGAGCTTATCAGCTCTTGCGTTTTAGCGAACACTAGGTCTTTATTCAGCTGCTCTATTGTATTTTTGAGACTATGGTTCCACCCCGCCAGCGCAAGGCAAGCAAGTAGAAGCGCTGCGATAATTCCAAGGTAAATTTTAAAGCTCATAGCGCCATCCATAAAATCACAAATGCCGCGTCCTGCATAGCCCCATAAAATAGCTCTTGCCTAGCCCACGCACTTCCAATCTCAAATTTCTTGAGCTTAAATTTGAACCGCGTGCGGTATCCCAGCTCACAAGCAAGCGGGAAGCCTGCTGCGAGTAGCACGGCTAGAAGCGGTGCGCCATAAATGCCCGCAAAGGCTAGAGGCACGAATACCGGCAGCCACCATAAAAGCCCTCTGATAAATAGGCACACCCTGCAAAACGCTAGCCAGTGCGTGCGAGGTATAAAACGCCCCGCAAGAGCTTCTATACCGCGGCTTTCGCGCTCCCCTTTATCCGCTCCGCGGCTTGTCAAAGCACCAACCCATACGCCCCAGCCTTTGGCTTCTCCTGCGAGGTAGCCAAGCCCGCAAGCGATAGCTATGAAAAAATTGCCGTAAAAGGCAAATATCAGCAGCGCCACCGCTAAGGCGTTAATCTTGGCGAAGTAGCTATACTGTCCGCGCAACCTATTAAGCACCCAAAACATCATAGGCTCACCTCTATTGTGTCTGTAAACGCTATGGAATCAAGCTCTTTTTTGCTCTTAGCTTTTTCGATTTTCAATTCATAACCCCATTTAAGCACGTGAAGCTTCTGACCGCCTATCTGAATGGCTCTTTTGATACGCTTCAACTCCTCTTGTCCATTTATCTTTTTCATTGAGTTGTCATACATCCTAAAAGCTCTTATCTCTAAGCTATCGTAAGTATCGATTATGGCTTCTATATTTAGCAGATGTTTATAGCCTCCATTGATTGCTCCAAAGCCTTTTAGCTCAATCTTGCAGCTCTCTCCCATAGCATTCGTCCAAGCAGTAAGCTCTAGCATTTTTCTAGCTTTTAGCTCATCGATAGAAGGCTCATTTTTAACCTTGCTTAAACCTGTCGTATCTTGTCTTAGCTTAGTAATTTTTACTTCGTTGTTGTTTCTGTCGTAATAGATAGTTCCTCGCTCATCTTTTACTTGCTCCCAAGCTCCATCGTCGTTAAAGCATACTACACATCCGTTATTTGCTTTAGGCGGCTTAATACCCGTAGCATTAGCGGGGATTAGATAAACTCCCTGTTCAAGCGGGCTTTCTCTTGCGTCGCTAGTGCCTATGTATTCTCCTGATATGCCATCATAATTATAGATTTTCATCGCTCTTTCCTTAATATTTGATATAAAAATTTACTGATACGTTTCTAGGTCTAAATTCTGAAGCTATCGGCACTTGTCTAGACGCGTCAAAGATAAAGCCATTCTTGCCGTTTATCTGCTTCATTTCGTAAGAGGAGGCATTTCTTATTTGGGTGATAGCTCCTCCGCCTGTAAACACTCCCGTAGCTCCACCAGCACAGAAAGCGGAATATCCACCTTCCCCGTCTAGCGCTCCGTAATAGGTGCCCGTAAGATTTCGCATAGCGTCGCTTTGATTTGAGCCTATCTGTCTTCCTGCGTCTACTCCTCGTCCGTTATCCGTGCCTCTAATAAACTCTCCTCGTAAATCGGGGATGTTAAAGGTGGTAGAGCCGTTGCCATTGCCATAAGCGTTGCCGATTACGTTGTATAGATTAATATAGGCGCTTATAGAGATAGCAGAGCCATCGCAGAGCAAAAATCCCTCTGGGATATTTACGCTAGCGCTTGCGATAATCATACCCGTAAGAGCGGAAGCCGAGCCTATAACCGCCCTATCGCTTATGCTCGCAAAATCTAGCCACGCCGTGTTTGTTTTATTGCGAATTTTTAGGATATTTTTCGTAGTATCCAACCATAGCATACCCGCAGACGGATTTACGGGCTCCAAATAGCCCGAGTTTAGCGTTGATAGCGCCGTTAGCATCTCGCTAGCCTGCGTTCGAAGCTGAATCCCGCTTAGATTGGCATCTATCGTAAATTTAGTCACCTGCGCCATTATTTCCTCACTTTCTTAGCATATCTCTTATGCCGTTTTTATTTTTAGCGTATCCGCTCATCACAAGAGAGACTACGTAGCCCTCCGGGTCTTGCCTGACCTGCGTATTGGTTACTTGCGCGTCCTCTTTTGTTTGGTTGATAACCTCGATTTTGATGTTTGAAAGCTGTGCTTTTACGCCCAAATCCCCGCTACTCGTGCGAGCAAGCGGCATAATCGCTTCGGGGCTTCCGCCGTTTTTCTCGCCCATAACGCCTAGATTTGGAATGCCGCCGTTTGCGAATGCAAAAAACGTCGGTTTGCTAACGATTGAGTTTGCATAAGCGTGCAGACCAGCGCTTGCGTAAACTCCGCCCTGGGCGTGCGGTATCGCGCCTGCAAGCCCCGCACCCGCTCCTGCATTAGCCGCGCCGCCTACCCCGCCGAATAATCCCATAACGCCGCGTCTGATCGCTGCTATCATCTGCGATATGATAAGCTCTCGCACGAGGGCCTTGTAAATTTCGCCGAGCACGCTTTTTGCTAGATCACCGAATTTTAAAAATCCGTCGCTTGAGTAATCCAAAAAGCTACTCATCGCGTTTTCTATCCCGCTTAGCCCATTTTCCATTACGCGCCCCCACTCCGAAGCATCGAACATCTGCTTTTGATATAGCTTCTCTTCAAGCGCCATTGCCTCGTCGTAAAATTGCTTTGAAATCTCTTTTTTATCTAGCAGGGCTTTATAGCTTGCCTGCGCGCGCTCGTATTCTATGGTTACTAGCTTTTGATTTTTCTCTACCTCGCTATAAGACAGATCCGCCGCGCGCTTTTGTAGATCGAACATTCGGTCTTTTAATTTGAGCTCCTCATTGATTTGGCGTATCCGCTCCCGCTCGGCTTTTTTCGCGTCTTGCTCGGAAGTATCCCTCGCTGCCTTTGCTACGCCCTTTTTGCTACTCTCTTGTGCTCTCGGCACTGCTTTTTGGTCTTGCCGTCCACGCATAATATCAAACGCACTCTGCGCTAGGGCTCTTGCCTCTCTCATCCCCGCTTCCTTTTTTGTCGTATCCTCGATGATGTCGTCAAGAATTCCGCCTGCGCTTTTTTTGATATTTTTAATCTCGTCCTCTAATTTCGATCTAAAATTTAAAAGTCCGTCGGCGAGATGGGTTGAAATATCTACGCGCTTGAAAGAAGTTTCACCGCCCCATAGTTGCGCGATGGTGTTGTATGCCGTCTCTGCCATACCTATTACCGCGTTTATACGCTGTACTATTACATCTACCATTTTATCTACAGCACTTAATACGGCTGCAGGCATTGCAGTAAAAGATTTCACTACGCCCGCACCGAGATATAAAATACCGGTACCCATTAGTTCAAATGAGCGATATACGTCACGCCCAAATTCTATAATGTCGGAGCGATTATTTTTAATAAGATTCGCAAAATATTCAATAGCGCCGCTTAAGCCGCCTGTAGCGTCTGAAACCTTATTAAAATCGTCGGTTAGGAGCGAAATTTCGGTTTTCAAATCCGTAAAAGCGCTGCCGACGGTTACGGGCAGCTGCGAAAAATCCTCGTCGATCGTTTCCTTCATCTTGGCAAATGCTTCCGCTAACGCTTTGGCCGTCAGTTTGCCCTCGCTACCTAGCTTGCGAAGCTCGCCCACATTTACGCCTAAACCCTCCGCCATATACCTTAGTAACGTCGGGCTTGCCTCCGCGATTGAGTTAAATTCGTCGCCTCTTAGTGCGCCGCTACCCATAGCCTGCCCGAATTGCTTTATCGCAGCCGCGCTTTCCTCTGCGCTCGCACCGCCCAGCTTCAAAGCTTTGGTGAAGCTTGATACCATATCATTGATTTCGCTTGTGGATTTGCCTAAGTCTTTTAATGCAGGTGCCAATTTGACGTATAAATTTGTAGTATCTTCAATGTCCGAATGCGTTTCGCGCGCCAGAGCGTGCATCGCTTTTTGTTGAAGCAGAAATTCCGACATTGAGCTAGTAGCCATCTTAAGGCGAGAGTTCATATTACTCATCGCATCGGCTGTTTGGACGAATTCTTTTATTAGCGCAGATCCTGCGATTGCCGCCGCTGCCGCTTTAATGGCTAAAAGCGAGCCGCGAAATTGATCTGCGCTGTTTTTTGCTTTTTTTACGGCGCCGTCAAGATTGTTTAAATCTTTTTTAGCCCCGCTTACGCCCGATGTTTTGATGGATACGGTTAAATTTGCTACGTCCATTTTTAGCCTTTCTTGGCTGAATTATAGAAAATTTTGAAGGAGGTGTTGGTTTTGAAAAATTTTGAAAAATATGCTATAATAAATCACAAAGAGCGAGCGAACGGTCAAAAATAATAACGACCCAGCATAGCCTGCCCGGGATTTTTCCTGTGTAGAGGAAGGTGGCTCTACCGCTTGCTCCTTGACTCTTTCATAGTTTTATCCCATTTCTTTTTATTTACGTGAAAAACTACGCCATCGGCTAAATTTATACCGACATCTATCATTTTTTTATCGCTTATGGCTTTGCCTATTATCACGCCGCCTTTTTTGGTCGCTTCTTTTTTGAAATCGTATCCCTTTAATATCTCGTCTATCGTTTGCGATATATCGGCGCGCCCCTTAAACATATCCTTGTGGCGTGAGTATAGATACGCTTCGCTGCCAAAAATTCTATCGGTCTTTAGACCTAGGCTTTCCTTAAATTCTTTGGTAACCCTGCGGCTAAATGTTTTTATGTCGCTATATTCATTTAAATTTCGGTATTTTTTAAGTTGCGTTAAATTTAGCTCTCGCCCCTGCTGCGTGATAAGATCGCGCATCGTGATCTTGCCTTGCAAAAATAGCTCGGCGCGCCCTTTGCCTAGCGTCTTTTCTATCACCTCGGGGCTTTGAGTTTTCAGCCAATCGTTAAAGTTTATATCCTGCGGCACGTAGCCGTTCATAGATGAGCGCGTCGCGGGCGGCACGTTTTTTAGCTCGTCCGCGCCTTTTATCACGGGGATTATCGTGCTGCGGCAGTTGAAGTGCGTATTTATGCGCGGCTGCCTAAACGGATATGAGTGCCCTATCGGCTCGTAATTCGTATCCCACATCAGCCCGTCGTAAGCTCTACAAAGCGCGCTGGTTCTAGTATCTAGCGTCGCTTGATACTTGTAGGCTTTGATGACGTCTGCGTTTGCTTCAAAGAATTTTTGCCTTACCGCCGATACTATCGCGCCTGCTGCTGTTACGGCAATGCTGGCGGCATCGCGCTTGCTCTTACTTAGCGCTCTTGCTACTCGCGCGGCTAACAGCTCATTTGTTTCGCCCAAGCTTACACCGATCTTTATCTCTCGCTCCAGCCTAGCCTTTTGGTCGATATTTAACCCTCTATTCCAAGCGTTTACGGTCGCGCCCTCAAGAAGTGTGGTATTTATTAGGCTATCTACCGCGCTTTGCGGCAAGACGCGCGAAAACAGCGCAAAGCCCGCCAGTTTGTTATATCCGCGTAGGTGCTTGATCTCATCTTGCGCGATAGCTTGAAATTCGTCGCTAAAATCTGGAGTAGATAGCGCGGCTTTCAAGTCCTCGATCGTCTTAGCCAAATTCCGAGTGATATTTTTCTTTCTTAAAATTTGAGCTTGCAGGTCGGCGATCATCTCATCATAAAATTTAGCTACTTTTCTATTTAGTCCGTTTTTTATCCGCTCGTGCAAAAGGCAGCGCGCTACCTCCAGCTCGGCGATGAGATCGTTAAAGCTCTTCATCGGCAGGGCTTAGCGCAGGCTTGGCACTATCTATCTGCGCTTGATATTCCTCATAGCTTCGGATATTTTCAGGCATCAACTCGCCCTTTAATAGCACGTCGTATAGCACTTCATTCGGGATTAATGCGCCCTGAATTCCCGCGATAATCTGCGCAATGATCTGCGGATCGACCATAGTTAAATTATAATCCGTGTTGATATCGTAGATTAAATTTTCAGCCATAATATTTTCAAAAAACGCGATGTCTTTTAAAAACGAAACGATCCCCTCGCTGATCGTCGTAGCCACGTTTGTTAGCACTGCGTTTTCGCCGCTCTTTCTCATTTGCAGGGTTTCGGTAGCCTCGGCGGTCTTTTTCTCATCTAGCAGCAGACGAGCGCCTAAAATCGACATCCTTTTTTCTTTGACTGCGATACGATTTTCAAGCGTAGACAGCCCCGCGCCGCTAAATTCCAAAAAGCCCACTTTTGCATCGGGATTATTTATCGCCCACACGACCGTTGAGCCTATTTTTAGCTTGCTATCATCCCCTTGATAGCCCGTGACATACGGCGTAGGGAGTGCCGTAAAATGCGTGCCGTGCTCCAAATCGACCTCGCTTCTAAAATGGCTGATGTTAATCCTTGCTAAATCAAGCAAAGGCGGTTTATCGATGTCCGTTTTCAAATCGTTCACGTTAAAAAATGTAAAAGGGATGTATGGCAGACGTTTTCCATTCGCGCTTGGATAAATTTCGCTTATCGGCTCGGCTGTTCCGTTTGTCTCCTCAAAAACCCTCTGTCTGTAATAGCCGTCTTTTAGATCAAGCACGCGGTAGCGGGTCTTTGCCAAATACACGAATTCATCCGCCGTAGGCTCCTCGTAGCTTTCCATTAATACGACCAAAGACGTGACGTTGGAGCCGTTTATCTTGGTGGTTTTCCAATTTATGATGTTTTCAGCCTTATAGAGCGTGGCATAAGCCCTTAAATTTAGTCTCTCCGCCTCAAGCTTAGAATATTCGGACTTCTCGACGCTCGGCAGATCCACGAGCACGCCGCAACGCCCAACGCTTAGGCACTCATCGGCAATGTTTTTAGCAAGGGCTTCTAGGCTGTCGTCGTCTAAGCTGATGTTTTCGCCGATACTCTTTAGCGCCTCGGGCAGCTCCACTTTCGGCGGCTTTGCAAAAAGAAGTCCTACTAGCGCGGTCTTAGTTCTTGCCGTAGCGTTATAAAACTCCGCGCGGCTAACATATGCCTGATACTCTACCGCGTCCTGATCGCTAAGCTTCGGCACGTATTTCTCTTTTGCTACCTCTGCGCTTAAAGCGTCGCGCATCGTCTGCCATTTGTCTTTGTTTTTGGAATACTGCGGATGAATTGAGTTTACTCCCATTTTACGCCTTTCGTTTTTGCAAATTTTAGCATTAAACGCCCACGACCTTGATTTCATAGCTTCTCGGCGCGATAGGATATTTATATGCGACCAAATAGCCTAGGCTGTCGTTGTAATCATCGTTTGCCGGGTGAGCGTCGCTTTTTTCGGGTAGCCCCGTTTTGCTATCCCACGCCTGCTGTTCTAGCGCTTTTGTTAGGCTCGGACATTTTGCGATATTTACGAATAAACGGCGTTTGTCGAATAGATTATTCACGCAGTTTACGCGGTCTTTGATGCTCGGATTTGCGTGATTGACGAATACCAAAAGCCCCGCGCCTCTTAAAATTTGCACGTCGGTTTCGCTCGCGCTGGTTTTTCTATTTTGTCCGCTAGCATCGGGATAAACAATAATTTTATGCCCTTTATAGCGCTCGCGCAGGCTCTGCGCCATAGCGTAAGTATCGTAGCTAATTAACTCATCTACGGCGTGCGTGGTTATCGCACCGTCCTCGTCTGCTCGCTCTACACAGACTATGTTTATACAGCCGCCCACGTTAAAATCCGCGCCGATATGTAGCGTTTCGCCCTCCTTGATGGTTTCCGCGCTTGCGTGTGTATCGCGGCTAAAATAGCTATACACGCTACCGCTGGCTAAATTTACGAATTCGCCCCCTAAATAAGCTTTTAGCAAATTTTCGGGGTATTGCTCTTTTAGCGTGTCGATGAAATCGGGCGGAAGATATTTATTATCAGTGGTCTTGGCGCGAATTAGGCGCTTCGCCTCGCCGCCTTTTTCTACAAAAATTTGATACGTGGCGCGAAAGCCCTCAGGCGTCGTGGTGATGATGAATTGCCTAGTATTGCCCGCTCTTAAGCGCCCTAGTAGTTTCTCATAAGCTTTTAGCGCGATCTCCGTCTTTGACGTGTCAAACTCGTCGCATATTATCCACGCGGCGTTTATGCCGATTAATCGCTCCCAGTTTTCCATACTGCGGCATAAAATAGGCGTTTTGGCGCCGTTAATATCAAGCGCGAATATTGCATCAGTGCGGTTAAATTTATACGGCACACCCCATTCGACTAACGCATTTTCAAGATCGCCAAATAAAATGTCGCGCAGAAGCGGATATGTGGGCTCGGTTATCACTCCCATACAACCGGGGTTTAGAAATGCTAGCTGTAGTGCCTTTCTAACCGCGGCGTAGGTTTTACCTGCGCCGTAGCCGCTAACTAAGCCGATAATCTTTGTGCTCGTATCGGCTAGTAGCTCATATTGATGCGGTAGCAGCTTAACCTCTAATTTACTCATCTTTTTGGATTACGATCTGTTGAATTTGCGTCTGCTGCGCGTTGGTGATCTGTGTGGCGGGCTCTTTACCTAGCACGGTCTCTTTATTGCGCGCCGTTATCCTGCTGTGCGCGTCAAGATCGGCTAGGCTATCCGTGCTCTCTAGTAGCTCGTTTGCTTTTTGCTGATTTTTAATGGCGGAATTTTGAAAATAAAGTAGGTGTTTTGTTTTTTCGTCGGCTATTTCGTCTAAAACAGAGATAACATTTTCCCTTTCTTTCCCTTTTTTTTCTGCAATTGTCGTCTTAGCCGCGATATAATCGGCATTTTTGCCTTTTTCCCATTTTTCCCTTTTTGCCTTTTCGCTTATTTTACTTATGCTGATGCCTGTCTTTTGGTTTATCTGCGCCAGCGTATATTGCCCGCTCTCGAAATACGCCCTGGCTCGCTCCCATTTCTCTATACCGTATGCCATTAAATCAGTCCTTCAAACAAGCCATAATTACATTTGGCTTTTTTGTGCGCCTTATATTGCCTTTCAAAAACCGAGTATTTTTCGGCGTTTATCATATCGTCGCGGCTAAAAATTTCATCGCCCCCCATTATAGCCTTTATGACTTCAGCATATGGTTTCATAGGGCTTTGCAAGAGTTCCGACTTGACATCTTGCAGCGTTTTAATAAAGTCCGTTTTATATCTGCCAAATATCAAATCTTTATAAATTTTCTTGGCATTGGCGTTTTGGCGAATAGCTATTACATTTGCCATCACTCCCAAGTCGTCATTGAAAAATGCCGAAATTTCATAAAAACGGTCGATGTCGTATTGCATCAACTCTCCTTAAATTCCCCGTCTATCTCGTAAATTTTAACTATTATGCCGCCGCTTTGCCCGTATTTAAAATCATAGCTTCCGCTGACGTATTTGTCGTTTGCAAATAGTGCATCATTCACCCCTTTGGCTACATTGTCGGTGTCGCCGTGCGTTTTGTCTTTATAGGTCGCTACTATCTCTACGCGGTAGCGCCCTCTAAGCGCAGGGATAATGCCGTTTTGCTTTCTAAACTCCTCTGCTAAAAACTTTTTCCAAGCGCAATATTTTTTATAGTCTTCGCTCACAAATTTAGCCCTCTGCGTCGTTCTCTTATACGGCACGGGATTGTAGGCTAGATCCGTGATTTTAAGCTCATAGACTAGCTTCATACTCCGCCCAATTCTCATCCGCCAACCTCTCGTATTTCTTTATGCTTTCGTGTTTGTGCGCGTGGCACCACTGATGGCAAGCTCTACATACTGCGATCAGTTTGCGATCGTCCTTATCCGCTCCGCCGCAACCGAATTTCACGTGATGCGGCTCAACGCTCGGAGCTTTGGCGCAAATTTGACACATAGGGTGCTCGTAGGCTAGAAAGTTTTTAAATTTTTCAAACTCCGCTTTGGATAGTCTCATCAATACCCTATCTCCACGTATTCGCCCTCACCGGCAGAAACGGCAACCTCTACCCGCAGGCAAAAGTAAAAATAATCCGAGTTTGAGCTTAGCCCCGCACCCTCGCAAAACTCTATCGCGTCCTGCTCGTTTGCGAATAGAGCCGTTAGCCAGCTAGCCTCTATCCGCCCCGCCTCTTTGAGCGCGTCAAATAAAAACCGCTCTTTGTATTTCAGCTGCCCGTTTGCGTCAAACCAATCGTCGCTATTTTCTATCTCGTCAAGCTCCAGCTTATACACCGCGTAATTCAGAATTTCGTTCATAGTAGCCCCCTTATAGTTTTTCTTAATCTTTTCTCGGCGATTTCGCAGTATTTCGCCTCTATCTCGCAGCCGATAAAATTTCTATTTATCTCTTTGCAGGCCGCCGCAGTCGTGCCGCTACCCATAAAAGGGTCAAAAATCAGATCTCCCTCGTTCGATGCGGTTAAAATCAACTTTTCGATTATTTCGAGCGGTTTTTCAGTCGGATGTCCGTATTTGCTCTTGCCGCAGTTGTGGGTAAAAAGCCTTGAAATACCTTTGATTTTGACCCCTTTTTCCCTGATGTAGATTATATTTTCAAGGTCGCTTTTAAAGGTGTTATTCGTAAAGGGCGCGGCGTTGGGTTTATACCACGCGAGCTCGGCGATATTGAAACCTCTCTCATAGCCCCAATTCATTATGCGCGGCTTTTGTTTTGTAGAGCAAAATATGAAAATATTGATTTTCTTACAAATGCGAGCAATCTGCTCCAGTGTAGCCTCGACGTTGAAGCCCTGCGAAATTTTATTCAGCGCGCCGTTTTCATATACGGGGCGCTTGCCTAGCCCGCCGCCTTTGGTGCAAATCTCATAAGGCGGGTCGGTAACAACCAAATCCACGCAGCTATCAGGCATAGAGTGCATAAACTCCAAGCAGTCGGTATTGTAAATTTTGTTAAGCTCTAGCATACCGACCTCACCCTCGCCTTTTTAAGTAGCTTTGTAAAGCCCTCGGAGTTTGCGGGCGTTTGCTTATTTTCGAGCTTCGGCGCGCTCTTGTTTTCCAACTTTGCCATTTCTCTGTCCTGCAAAATTTGCTCTACAGCTTTCTCGCCGCTCTCTATCGCCGCCATTTCTAGCAGTGAAACGTTTTTGTTCTCGCCTATGAGATGCACCCCTTCGCTTTTGCAGCCCGAAAGCTCGGCTATTCCTCTTAGGCGCGTCCTTGTTAGCTCTTTGCCCGCGTAGGCTTTGTATGCGCTTAAAAACTCTTTTTTGACCCATACTAGCTCGTCTAGTCCGCAGTTGTTGATCTTATCCCAGCCCCCCACTATGTGACTTACAGCGCGATTGATAGCCTCGTCCACAAAGCTCACGCTGCGATATGGTCCGTATTTGGCACAAGCGTTCATCGCTTCGTCCCAAGCCTCTACCGCTCGCTCATCTATGCTGCCCTCTATCGCCTCTACGAATTCGGCGATTTTCGGCATTGTGGGATAGACGCGGGTAGTCGTGATCTTTTTGCAAGCCTTTTTAAACTCCTCAATGTCGTAGTGCTCTAGGCTTTCGAAATACAGCCTTGTTATACCCTCTCCAAATTTCGCGCCGTAGTATTCGCACATAAGCGAAAAACACGGCATAAACTCCTTAAATTCCATCTTATCGCCCCTGCCTTTCGTAGTATTCATAAAGCCCTGTAGCGTTTGCCATCGTGACTTGTCCTGCTTCACTCACTTGTGATAGAGGTAGCCCCATTGAGCCCACCTCCTGCCCGTCTGAATTGACCTTGCGCCGCAGAAATTGGCTTTCGTTTTTAGCCCAGTTCCTCACTGCGGCTTTCCAGTCTTTCATCGGAGCTCTCCCTACTACCCAGCCCTTGGCCTCGTAGAAATCAAAAAATGCCTCCGCGTCGATATTTTTGTTCGCTTCTAGGCAATACGCCTTGATCTGCTCGATCGTAGGTTTTTGAAATTTTTTAGGCTTTGCGGGTTCTTGGACGGGAGGCGAGAAATTATCGCTTTGCGAAAAATCATCTGCGGGGGTCGCTTCTCGCGTGTGCGCGTTAGCGAGCGATAGCGAGCTACTTTTTAAAGGCTTGTAATATTCTTGGCTTGTAATATTATGGCTTGTATTATTACACATATTATAGCCGTTAACATTTTTGTTAATCGCCGAATAACATTTTTGATAACCGCGGTTAACATTTTTGTTAACGGCGTTATCATTTTTGTTAATCGCGGTTTCCTCTGGGTGATAATCGCCGTTAACATTTTTGTTAATCGCTAAATCTACTATGCGGATTTTTCTATTTGTCACTACCGCGCCGAATTTTTCATCCTCGGTTTCTATGTATCCGTATTTTTTTAGCTCGGTTATCCACCTTGATATATTTACGCTAGAGGTTTTAAATTTCTCCGCGAAGTATTGATTCGAGGCATAGCAATACCCCTCTTTTGCCGACAAAGACGAAATCAAAAGCAAAAGGGGCAGCTGCGCCCTTATCCTATCGTCAAAAAGCCATTGATTGAAGCAGATAGCATATCCGCCGCTTAAATTTTCGCTCATATCCTCTCTCCTTTGAAGTATTCGACTATTTTTCCCGCAAGGGCTATCTGCCCTTTGCCCGTGATTTTGGTGGTGAATTTTTGATGCGTGCCGGTGCTGCCCGCGAATGTCTGCGTCGTGACCTCAAAATAGCCGTTTTCTATGTGTTTTTGATAAGGCACATTGTGGCGCGCACCTCCGCTGATGAGATAACCGCTAGCGCGTAGGAAGTCAAATAGCCTATTCTGCCCTATCGACACCCCCTCGCTATCGCTTAGCAGCTTGGCGTAGTTGCCTATGAGGATGCTATCGACGCTAGCCTCAACTGATTTGGCAAAGCTTACATAGCCCGCATTCGCCGCCTTTTCGGCTTCAAGCTGCTTTCTTTTGGCGCGTTCAGTTTTGAGATTTTGGGCTAAGGCTATGATGGTGTCCGGGTCGTTTAGCACTTCCTCGATCTTTGCAGGCGTTAGATACCCGCCGTGCTTGCGGATAGCAGGTAAAACTTCACCCGTAACCCAACGCCTAAATTCTTTTGCCTGCGGTTTTTCGCTCCATAAAATAGCATTGTATAGTCCGCTTTCGCTTAGCAATACGGCATCATATCTGACGCCTTCGATACGCGGCAAATCCGAAATTTCGGGCATCCTACTCTTTAATAAATCTTTAAGATTTGTCTTTTCGTCGTCATCTAGGCGCTCTAGCATTGCATAGGTATTTGCATATCCTAAAAGCGAACTGATATCGTTGGCTACGAAGTAGGGCTCTCCATTTATTAGTCCGCCTCTAATCTCAAATTTTGAATTTTTAAAAATTTCTAGGTTCATTTACGCCCCCAATCTAAAATTTTTCGTCAGCGAGCCCGCTATCTGCCCGAGTATCATCTCTACGACGTTTTGGCTCATAGCGTTTCCCGCCTGCTTGTATATCTGCGTATCGCCCACTACGATTTTGAAATCATCGCCGATGCCTTGCAGGCGCAAACATTCGCGCGGAGTGAGTTTGCGTATGCGCTCGCTGTAGAGCGGATTGTTTTGCGCGAAAGAATTTGAACTGATCGTAGGACATAGCTCAAGCTCGCCGCCCTTGTTGAAGTCGCGCGGTCGTTGAATGATGAACGTGTCCGTTCTGCGATTTCCCGCCGCAGTAGTTAGGCAGTTTGCCGTACCGCTTGGATTTTTCGGGCTGAAACTGCCTTGAAAATTATTGTCTTTTTTCTTGAAGCACCTGATCGCTCTCTCGCTCAAAAAGTATTTTTCATCTACAGAGGTCTCTAGCATATCCCCAAGCGTGAGTTTCAAAGGTTGTTTCGGCGCGAAACGAAAGGAAAAATACCTATCCGCGTCCAAAAACCCCACTACGTAAAGCCGCTCTCTGTTTTGAGGAATACCGTAGTCTTTGGTATTGAGGACTTCGGCGTGGCAGTGATAGCCAAGAGAGCGTAAGGCATTTAGAAAATTTACATAGGCTTTGCCTTTTTCAATCGATAAAAAGCCTTTGACGTTTTCGAATACGAAAACCTCCGGGCGGCACTCTTTCACTATTCGGTAGTATTGCCAGATGAGATTGCCGCGATCTCCTCCCGTGCCCGCTCGCTCTCCCGCGATAGAAAAGTCTTGGCAGGGGCTACCGCCTACGAGCACGTCTATTTGTCCTCGATACCTCGTAGCGTCTAGGGTGCGGACGTCCTCATAGAAAGGCACGTTTTGGTGGTTGAGCGCATTGGCTTCATAGCTACGGCGCGCAAATTTGTCGATTTCGCAAGCGAATATCGTGCCGCTGTAGCCGAAAACCTTGCGATGCGCCATCTCCGCTACGCCGATACCTGAAAAGATAGTCGCAATATGCAAAATATCATCCTTTCTTTTTCTTGCATCTGATTTGCGTATCGATATCCTCTTCTTCATCTTTATACTCTTCCGTAATGAAACCGATCGCGCTTGAGCCTCCGCCTAGTTTATCAACCTCCTCGCGAAGCTTCTTTATCGCGCGCTTAAGCTTTTTAATCTCGCGTTTGGTTTTCACGTCTAGCTCTCCAAATCCCCACGCAAAGCGCGATTATCCAGCCGATGGCAAAAGCAAGGTCTGCGGTCATTGAGTAGCCTTTTCGTCTTGCTCTTTGATGTATGACGGGAGATTTACGCCCCATTTGTCGTATGGGTGCTTAAGCTCTCTATAGGCAGCGAACCTGACATCTCCGTTAGGCTTTTTGTCGTTTGTTCCTGCTAAATAGACGCAAATTGTTCCGTTGGAACTATAAAATTTGCGTAAAAACTTTTTCAATTTTTTTCTGTATGTAATCTTTTCCATAACTTAATATTACTATTTGTTAGATTAAACGTTACTTAAAGTAATTTGATTTTCGTAACAAAAAATTATAAAATATTACAAAGAGTAATTTTTAAAAGGAGTTTTGGATGAAAACCTTCGGTCAAAAGATCAATGAGCTTCTATCTACAAGGGGGATAAATACGGTAGAATTAGCTAGCATTCTGGGCGTTTCGCAATCACTAATAAGCCAATGGCAAAGCGATAGTAAAGGAACAAAAAAATATCTACCGAAACTTTCTAAATTTTCGGGATATCCTATTGAATATTGGTTAAATGACGAAATAGAAAGCCCAGAAATAGAACAAACCCTACCTATTAACGAAAATACAATCTATGTTCCGTTTTTCAAAGATGGCGTAGTTTCGGCTGGTTTTGGTGCGCAAAACGGCGATTTGGGAGAATACGATCTTCTGCCGTTTAAATCGGAAGATTTAAGAATAATGTTTAATGTTGGCCCGAAAGCCATAATTGGGATAATACCCTGCTTCGGGAATTCGATGGAGCCCACTATACACGAAAGCGACTTGATAGTATTTTGCCACGACGGACAAGAGGCGATAGAGGGCGCTATTTATGTTTGCAGATATGATGGTGAATTATTTATTAAAAGATTTAAAAAGCGCCCACGCCTATCACTAATTAGCGATAATAAAGATTATGATCCTATTATGGTTCAGGAAAATTTAGACGTCGAGATTATAGGACGCGTAGTCGGATCGTATTCTATCAATTCCAAGAGGTTTTAGATATACTAAATTTAAAAGGATTCTGTATGGCAATGACAAAATGCAAAGAATGCGGTGCCGATGTTAGTAGCGAGGCTATGAAATGCCCGAATTGCGGTATTATGCTGCGTAAGCCAAAACGTGGCGTTTTCGGGCAAATTTTTAAATATCTATTTATTTTGTTTAATATTCTAATGATAATTTTTCTATTTTTATCTGGTGAGAATTCAGGTAATGCGCTAGCTACTGCCACAAGCGATGCAGAAAGAGCTGGAGTTGCCGTCGGCACTACAATTTGGGCTGGAGCTTTATTAATACTTTGGGTTATCGGCGATATTATTTTAGGGCTATTTGTCCTATTTACTAGACCGAAATATTGAAATTCAGCCTGCTACTTCTTGCCCCGCTGCTGCTTTTCGCCCTCTCTGGCAAAGTCGTATCCGTCCACGACGGCGACACGATCACGATATTAGCGGAAAAAGAACAGGTTAAAATTCGACTATTCGGCATTGATGCTCCCGAATTAAAGCAGCCCTACGGCAAAAAGTCAAAGCAGTTTCTATCAAATTTGATCGCGGGGCAAATCGTGGAAGTCAAGGAAAACGGTAATGACAGATATGGGCGCACGATCGGCACGATTTCCCTAAATGGCGAGGATATCAACGCCCAAATGGTAGAAAATGGCTACGCGTGGGCGTATCGTAGATTTTCAAAGAAATATGCACCGCAAGAGAGTGAGGCTAAATTTGAAAAGCGCGGGCTATGGCGCGACGATCCTATCCCTCCGTGGGAGTGGAGAAAGCGAATTTGTCCTTTATCGCGCTAAAAGGTTTCGGTTTAAATTCTCCTTGATACGGCGCGCTACTTTCTTTGCTGTTCATCTGCGCGGCATACGCAGCGCTTATGGCGTGCAACATCAGCGCCTCATACCAGCTTAAGCTTGTATCGGTCGCTCTACAAAAGGCCTCTATCTCACAAAAATCAACACCTACGGCTCCGAAACCGGTTGCCCTACAGTATCCGATCTCATCAAGCAGCAGAAATAGATGCTTGCCCGCAAGCAGGGGCGGGAGCTCTCGCTCGTCTGTGCCCGTTTTGGCGTAATATGCCAGCTGACGGGAGTATAAGATGAGCGAGTCGCTTACTTTTTTAAAAAATTTCTTGCATCCTCTATAAACTTTTCAACTTGAGCCGCGATAATAGGATAACCCTCGTATAATTTTTCCGCCGCTTCGGGGCTAAATTTTAGCTCCTTGCCGTCCTGTGCGATCCCACTCCAGCCGGTAGTAAGAGCCGCCAAAATATGGGCGGTGTCTGCTTTCTCATTTTTGACCAAATTTATGAGCGCCGCGCGCCCCTTTTTGCCGTGCAGACACAAGAGCTTGATTTTAATATCGGTCGGCTTATTGTCGAGGTCTAAAATCGTAAGCTCAAGCCCCGCCTCGCCATTAGAAATGTCAAAATTCTTTAAATCCATCCTTACGCTCCTTTTGCTTCGATAATATCATCAAGACGGGTGATTTTGATAGTCGCAGGCACGCGCACTACGTCGTTTTTGGCGATAGACGCGCCCGTTTTGACATTGATAAACTCGCCCGTAATGTAAGTCGGGTGCTTGCTCGCCCCCGTCGCGGGCTCATCGGAGCCTACGATGATGAACTGCTTGCGCTGCTTTTTGTTAAACATTTCCATAAGCTCCTTTACTCCGTTATCCTGCCCCGCGGCATAAAATAGCTTGATCTCGGTTTCGCTATAGCTGACCGAGCCTTGAGACACTACCGTCGTGTCGCTATCGATGCATTGGTATTCGTTTGTGGAGCGGGTTTTCGTAAAATCGCCCAAATCCTCAAGATATGCAATGCGCTTCGCCGTGCCTAGCGCGGTTTTGATTTTGGTCGCATCGCCCAAATCGACGTCCGTGCCGCAAATATAAAATTTCGTAAGTTGGCTATCCGTAACCGTTAGCTTATCTGCCATTTTCTACTCCTCATAGGTTTTAAAATAAATTGAGACGACCACGCCGTAGCGATCGCCGTCAACGCCTAGTATATTCACGCTACAAGGAGCTATGATATACACCTCATCAAATTTAGCGCCCGCATAAAAAACCTTTGCGTAGCTCTCCGCGCGTGCTAAAGCATCTTTTACACCTCGCCCCGTAGGATAGCGGAGTGTAATTTGAAATACGCCGCTATGCTCTGCGATATTATCGTCTATCGCGATGCTAGTAGGACGAGCGGGAATAAAGTGCAGCTGCTGATACGGCACGCCCTCTTTAGGGCTATACGTAGCGTTTTCAAACTGCGTATCGATGCGCGGCGCAACGCTTAAAATAGCCTGCTCTATCACCTGCCTAGCCTTTAACATTTGTCCTCCTAAAATACGTGTTCCAGCGCACGATATTGCGTCTTACCATACCTTGCGGCGCCTTTTTACTCCAGCCCTCAAATTCTATCCGGTAGGCGTAGGGTAAGTTATTCGTGAAATAAAATACCTTGTCTAGCTTATACTCCTGCGATACCGCAGTTTCTAGCCTCGCTCTTGACGTATCGGCAGTTTGTTCGGTAGTTTCGGTGCTAGCGGCATCTACGCTAGGAAACCAATTATTTTTCAGCCTGCCCGTATCCACGGGGGTGTCTGAAATAATATCGCCGCAAAGCCCAACAATAGCCGCCCTAATCGCATTCTCGCTTTGATTTAGGGCGATGAGCTCAAACTCCGCCACGCTGTCTACTTCCATACCGCCACCAATTGATGCAGCGCGATGTCCTCGCCGCCCCACACCGCATCATTGTATTTGATAGTATATGTGCCATGCGGAAACTCTATTTTATCGTTGTTCTGCGGCGCGAAAGGCAGGGATTTAGCAGCTATGAGTATAACGCTATCCCCCTCGTTTAAAAGCCCTTTTTCTATTAAATTTGAATAGCTTTTAGCACTATCGATATACGCCTTTACCGGGCGGCTTTCATAATTTAGGCTCATCTCGCCCGTTTTTGGATCGTAGATTTGCCCCACTTGCCGCTTATAAACGCCATTTTTGCCAAATTTTTCAAGCAGCTTAAATGCTGTATTTTTGGCTTTTTCGTTTAACATCTATCGACCCTTAGCATCGAGCTTGCGTAAACGTTTTTCAAAAAAGGCTTTAGCAGGCTACAAACGTAAGCGTATTTAGTTGTAGGATCGGCGCTGCTGCTATATTCTACTTCAATACTGCCAACCTTTTCTTTGGTGGTTAGCCGTTCGATGTCGCTTAATAGCTCGCCCGAATTAGCTTTTATTGCAAGCTCGCATACGGCAAATTTAAACTTTGCGGGCATTCCAAAAGGCTTACGAGGAAACGCCAGCGCCTGATCCGCCTTTAGCTTCTCGCCTTGCCATTTGTCAAAATACACGGCTTCTAAATAATCCGTCGCTTTAATAATAGCCGCCTCTTTGGTCGCGCTATCTAGCCCCGCCCACGCCTCGTTTTTGCGCGCTGAAAAATATTCGTCCGCAAACTCAACCGAAACGTAGGCATTGGCGCCCGCTAACCCCGTGCCGTCCTCAACGATTAGCATTATTCGCTCTTTTCGTCTTTCTTGCCTTTTTTAGGCTTTTGCTCGCCTTTTAGACTTAGCTCGGGCGGATCTTTCACGCCATCACCCTCGTCGAATTTAGCGTCGATGATAGTCAGCCCTCGCTCTTTGGCTAGGGCTTTAACATCCTCGTTATATTGAAACGTCGGGAATTCGACATACCAAATTTTAGGCATTTTTCACCTCCTAATTCTTAGCTGCGTCGCCTACGAGTAGCACGCCCGCAGTATCCTTATCGCTAGCTACGACTTTATCCCAGTTTGTGCCAGTGCCTAGCTTTGCGTTATCGGGGCTTTTGCCGCCGCTTGCCATATCCCAAGAATAGCCCTTGAGCGACAATCCGAATGTATAATCAGCCTGATAGGTTGTTTCTATGCGCTCCTTGCCGTTGTTGGTTTGAATATTAGTGATTAGATCGCCCGCATTGCTAACTATCGCCGCCCCCGCAGTTAGCGCCAAAACGTAGTCCTTATTTGGCGTTCCCGCCTTGTAAAGCGCAGGCGCATCAGTCACCACTACGCGACGCCCCAAAATCTCTACGACGAGCACGTTTTCAGCCTTAAATAGCTGTGCGGCGTTAGCTATGTTTTGACCGATTAGCTTATGAAATACCGCACCTCTCATTATATTAGCCGTTATAGCCGAGCTTCGATCGCCGAATTTCGCATACGCGTTATTTAGGTTTGCTTGGTTTATACCGCCGCTCGCGCTTACGTCGTTTACTACGCCCGCGTTGTTGCCGATAGCTCCGACAAGCGCGGAAATAGCAGTGTTTAGCATATCACTTATCAAAGCCTCGCTCATATTGCGCGAGATCACTTCAATCGCATTAGACGGGTCTTTAAGTATCCAAGTCATCTGGCTAGGCTCAAACACCACAGGTCCGAAACCTCCCGCTACTTTTACGGCGTTGTCCTGCTCTTGTTTTAGCGTCGTAGCCGTAGCCGCCGCGTTGGCCGCGTATCTATCTACCCTGCGCTGTGCGGAGTGGATACCCTTAAAAAAGCTCTCTTGCATAAAATCGCCGTCGATGCCTTTGGAGTTTAAAACTATCGTGCCTCCGCTTGCCGCATTAAATTTCTCGATATCCTGATCCAGCGTTTCTATCGTCGCGCCGGTTAGATACTCGGAAAATACTTTCATATCGCTTAGTGCCATTTTTATTCCTTTAAGTTAAATTTCTCGTTTATCGCGGCTATTCGCTCCTCGCGGCTGCCGCCCCATTTCGCGCCCGCGCTAGCGGTGTTATTGCTTCCGCCTGCGCCTCCGCCTTGCCCTTGCGGTGCGGCTATAAAAGCCTTGCCGTCTTTTTGCGCCCATTCGCTTACGAATTCGCTTATAGGCTTATCTGCGATGTATGCCTTTAGTTCGCCTTTTTCGTCTTTTAGGCTAGCCTGCCCGCGTAGTAACGCTTTGGCTGCTTCTAAAAACTCCGCCTTTACGCCTGCTTTTGCGAGATTATCGCTTAGCCCCGCGTCTATGAGATATCTATTCAACGAGCCATTGGCTGTCGACAGATCCGCATTTAATTTTTTGACGTCGGCGTCATACTTTTTGACAAGCTTGTCGTTTTCGGACTTGAGCTCATCAAATTTAGACTCAAGCTCGGCGTATTTCTCGGCATCTACTGCGTCATTATTTTTGGCTTTTAGTTTTTTAATCTCTCCCAAAAGCTCTTTATTTTTGGCGCTCATCGCTTCCTTTTCGGCCTGCAAATCACCGACTTGCTTTTCTAGCTCCTCAATTGTCATTTCTACACTCCCATTAGGAAATTAAGGCACTGCCTTTAAAAGAATGATAGCTGAAATTTGAATTTGGGTTGGTTTTGGAGTGTGTTTGGTTAGAAAGCGGCGGAGCGAAGTCCGCCGAGGTTAGTTATTTGCAGTATTGATCCCACATTTTATAAAAATCGCTTACTTCTTCTTCTAAAAACGACCTGCTAGGGCTTCCAGCCGATATAAATCTTTGAAAGCCGGTGTATCCGTTAAAACTATTTTTACTATTTACTTGCCCGCAAGTCACCGGAACGCCTCCGAGATCACTAAAAAATACATCTTTAAATTTGGCACTTTCGGGGTCTTTTAATTTTTCTTTTATAGACTCCTGCCCTTTTAAAATCCATCTTCTCTCTTGACTACTAGCTTTTTCAAACGGGGTTTGAGCGAATAAAAAGACTGCAACCGCTGCGGCCAACACAAATGAAACTTTTTTCATTTTCTACTCCTTTTTAAAATTTTGCGGAATTATAGCACGAATTTTAACAAAAAGTTCATTACTTTTTATTACCTTTTGCCTTACTTTAAGTAATTTTTAATATTACTTTTGGTAAGATACTCCCATCAAAACCAAGGTGACTCACACCTAGCCCGCGTCGGGCTAAAGCTACGGGAGCGTGAGTACGGATACGATAGTTTCATATATCCATAAATGAGCCTCCACTCGCCTTGCTCCTTAGGCGGGATCCACGCACAAATGAAATTTTGTCTTGGAGGCTCTTTTATGGATATTTTTTAAGGAGAAAAAGATGAAAAAGTTGTTTTTTATCGCAAATCATCCAGCTCCAAAAGAGCTAGAGGCGGAATATAAAGTTGTCGCTCTTAGCGACGAGCAAAAGAGGATATGGGCTTCTATCCCTAAAACAGAGATTTCCACCCATATAGAAGGCATACTAAAAATCGCACGCGCTTTTGATGCCGTTGTAGTAGTCGGCGAGCCTAGAGCTTGCTATATCGTAGTTTCGGCGGTTGGAAAGGATAGGTGCTTTTCTACCTATTCAGTCCGCCAAAGTATAGATGAGCCGCAACCTGATGGCTCTGTAATCAAAAAAGCCGTTTTTAAATTTGACGGCTTAGTCCGTTATGAATAAGGAGAAAAACAATGAAGACGAATTTATCAAAAAGTGGTCTACCAACTTTAGGGGTAGGTGGAGGCGCTGCATCAAACACCGCAGAATTCCGCGTAATACTAAATGGCGAGAAAAGGCTCAAAAAGCCGATATTTATTGCTCGTCGCGGTCAGTTGTCTTGTAGCCACGGACAAGCAATCATCGCTTTGCAAAAAGGTGACATTATAGTAGATGTTCGCTTTAAACGAGATGCTTCCCGAGAGGCGTGGGAGTGCGGCGAAATTAGAATATCGGCGAAGCGCGTTATCGCAGTCACCAGAGGCGTTGATGAAATAGAGGTGGAGCCTGCCACCATCAGCTACGACGACATCCCAGAAAAATGCTGGGAAGGCGGAAATGTCTACCACAACCGCGATGGTGAGTATTTCGTGGAGGTAGAGTGATGGATGAGAAGCTTGAAACTGCTGCGGCAGAGTTTGCAGATAGCATTTCTGCCTATCTGCACTCCGTAGCGGAGCATCTATGCGAAGTTTCGCAGATGAGCGGAATAAGCGTAGGTGATCTACTAACAGACCTCGCACTGCTAGCAAGAATAGCGGAACAGAAAAAGGAGAATGAATGCGAGACGAAGGACGACGCGTAAGCCTAAAGGAGGCGAAAGCCCGCATTGACGAGCTGTATCTTTTCACTAAATCCGCAGGGATGAGCGAAAAATGGCTTAAGAAATTTGTCTTATCGCGCATCAATATTCTTTCTTTGCGCGATAGATTGGCAGAAATACAAGGAGATATCAATGTTGCGGCTTCTGAAAAAGCTATTTAGAAAGCATACAAAATTTACAATCTCAAATCTTAGATTTGGGATATTGAAAGGATAGGAAATGAGCCTAAAAGATTTTAGAGAAGAATTTATAGCCTACCAGGCTCGGATAGGTGTATATAAACACACGAAATTTAGCAGTTTCGCTAAATTTGTGAATGCTCGTAAAAAAAGGAGATGAAATGAGCGAAACAATGGAACTAGTCGTATCATACGAGGCAAAAACGGCAGATAACCAAATTCTAACTACGAATTTTGAGGAGATCAAAGCGGATGTGGCAATGCAGGTGGAAAAATACTCGATCGAAGTAACCGACGAGAACATCCCAGAAGCCAAAAAGGTGATGGCAAATTTCAACAAGGTCAAAACCGCAATCGGCGACCGCTATAAGTTTTTCATCGACAAGCTTTCGGCGCCTATCAATCAGCTAAAGAA